TGCAGACGCTGAATACATGGCTCCATTCATCGGAAGAGGGTGAAAGGGCATTGAGTGAGGTGACCGGCTATTTCAGCGGTATTCTGACACAACTGAAGGAGATTGTGATAACGGTGGGCAAGGCCATCTATCAAGCCTTCTCCGACCCGAAGAAAGCCGTGAACGAACTTTGGAAAATCATCAAGGAGAACCTTGTGAACAGAATAGAGGGTTTGGGCGGTATCTTCGTGTCACTCGGTAAACTCATGAAGGACGTGTTCACGGGCGAATGGGGCAGCATCGGTGACGATTTCAAGGGCCTTACCAACGAGGTGATGAAAACGGCCACGGGTGTGGATAACCTTGCCGAGAAGATGCAGAACTACGTCAAGGGTGTGAACGATGCCGCCACCGCCACGGCCAAACTCTCCAAGCGTCAGTACGACCTTGACCGGCAGAAGAGCAAGTGGCAGAACGAAGAGGCCGAATTGGACAACAAGATTTCCGAACTGCGGAACAAGATTTATTCCTCACAAGGGGCGGAAAAGCAGAAAGCCCTCACGGAGGCGCAGGAACTCATCAATCAGAAATACGAGAAACAGACGGAATTTGCCAAGGAACAACTCGCCATTCAGAAGGAACTCAATGCCCTCTCGACCAATTCCAAGGGCGATTACGAGAAGGAAGAGAAGTACCAGGCCGAACTCACCGCCCTGGAGGGCAAGCGCGAATCCGAGAAACGTATGCTCGTGCGTCAGATGGCCATGCTGGATAGGAAGGAGGCATCCACGGCTACCAAGGAAGAGAACAAGCGCGAGCAGTTGGCACAGAAGGAACTCGAGTTTCAGCAGTCCAACAAGGACGAGCAGATAAAACTCATGGAAGAGGGTTCGGAGAAAGTCTTGAAACAGATTGAGAACGACTATGACAAGCGCATCTTGACCATTACGAAGAAAGCCAAGGAGTTTGCCAAGGCGAACAAGGAGGCGGGTGTGAATGGTACGGAATCCTTCACGAGTGGCGACACTACGATAACCAACCTCACCAAGGAGCAGACGGATGCCCTGCAAGAGGCTGCGGACAATGCCGAGAAAACCCGTCAGAAAGCCGTCCTCGAACAGCAGAAAGCCGAGTTGGAGGCCATGCGCGATTACTTGAAGGAATACGGCACCTTCCAACAGCAGAAGTTGGCTATCGCCCAGGAGTATGCCGAGAAGATCAAGAAGGCCGCCACCGAGGGTGAGAAACTTTCCCTGCAGAAGGAGAGGGACGCGAAACTCCAAGGTGTGGAGGTGTCCGCTCTGACAGCGGACATTGATTGGAAATCCTTGCTGGGTGAATTTGGTACGATGTTCCAAGATTCGCTCAAACCGACCTTGGAGAAGTTGAAGGCCTACACCCAATCGGATGACTTCAAAAATGCCGAGACGGACGACCAAAAGAAAATCTACGACCTTATCACGCAGTTGGAACAGCAGACCTCTTCGGGATGGAAGGGTATGTTCAAGGATATGGGCGATTCGGTCGAAAAGTACAAGAAAGCGCAGGAGGAACTGACGCAGGCCAACGAGAAAGCCACCGCAGCGACAGAGGCCTACGAATCCGCGCTCCTTCAATTCCAAAAGGGCGACATCACGCAGGAACAACTGGATGCCTATGCCAAGGCCATGAATGATGCCGGCAACGAGGTGACGGATTCGCAGAACCAGGTCACTGCCGCACAAGATGCAATGACCGCCTCGGCCACAAGGGTGAAGGAGAACATGGACAATCTCGCAAGTGGGTTGAAGGATTTGGGCAGCGGGTCGTTGAGTGGCATTTGGGGCGGTGTGAAGGAGTTGGCAAGCGTGTTCGGTGACAGCAACTTCTCGCAGACCATCGCCAACACATTATCCAAGACGATAGGCGGCAAGTTGGGCGAGGCTTTGGGTGGCCCCATCGGTGGGGAGATTGTGGATGGAGCGTTTGCCATCCTCGACCTACTTGCGGATGGTATAGAGAATCTGTTCTCATCCTTGATAGACACGGTGCTTAATGCGGTGAACGGGATCCTTGAAACGGCCCTCAACGGGAAAATTGTGACATCAGTATTCAATTCCGTAAAGTCGGGTGTAGGGAATATCCTCTCTACCCTCTCTTTCGGTGCTTTGGGTAATTGGTCGGGCTCCAACAAGAAATATGTGGAAGAGGTCACCGAGACTCTGACGAAGAGCAACGAGCAACTCGCCAACTCGGTGGATAAGTTACGCGAAGAGATTTCCAAGACCTCGGGGGCAAAGGCCATCAGTTCCGCATCGGAGGCCACGCAAGCGCAGAAGGACATCATCGAGAACACCCGTCAGATCCTCATGACGCAGATGGGCTACCACGGCTCGCATCACTCCAACGCGAAGAATTGGAACCTCTCGGATAGCGACTATGCAAGCCTTAACCAAACGCTCTCGGATTATGCGCAGGCCAACGGAACGGCAGTGAGCAAGGTGAAGTCCTTGTCGGACATCTACACCCTCACCCCCGAAGAGATGGACTACATCAGAACGCATAACCTGGATATGTGGAACACCATGCTGGAGCAGGGCGACTATGACAAGTCCGAGTATTGGGAGCAGTTTGCCGACCTCGCCGGCACGCTCTCCGACATCACGGACGAACTCAAGGAGGCTTTGACGCAGACGACCTTCGATGATTTGAGAAGTTCGTTCATCGACAACCTCATGGACATGGACCGCAAGGCCAGCGACTTCTCGGACGACTTCAAGGAGTATCTGATGAAGGCCGTGCTGAACGCGAAAATCTCCGACCTCATGGATGATGAGTTGCAAGCGTTCTACGACAAGTGGGCCGACTATGCCGAATCGGACAACGAGCTGACGCAGGACGAGATGGACGCGCTCTCCAAGCAGTGGCAGGCCATCTCGGAGAAGGGTTTGGAGATACGTGACCAAGTGGCGGGCATCACGGGCTACGGCTCCACCTACTCGCAGTCGGCATCGGCCAAGACGTATGAGAGCATGAGCGAGGAAACGGGTGAGGAACTCAACGGACGGTTCACCGCCCTCCAGGTGGCCGGGGAAGAGATTCGCAACCAGGCCGTGAGGGGTGTGGTGCTTTTGGAGAGCATCTGTTCCCTCGACCAAGACCGCAACGGCACACTGAACGACATATTGGTGCAGAACGTGATTACGAACTCCCATTTGGAGGACATCGCCAAGTACACCAAGCCTCTGTTGAACATGAATGATAAATTGGATAAGATAATCAACAACACGAATAACTTATGAAAAATGAACTTTGGATAAATGACAAGGACGCATACCTCACGTGGGGTGTGCGTCTTTCCGACACCTCCCTTGCGGCCCTCATGACGCCCAACCCCATGAAGGAGTATATCGAGAACAAGTCGAGGCTGGAGCATGGGAAGAGGGTGCTGAATGTGGACCCCAAGGTGGATGAACGCTCGCTGACGCTTGTCCTCTCCCTTACGGCCAAGGACAAGGCGGAGTATCTGACCCGCTACCAATCCTTCTGCCAGGAGTTGGAGAAGGGCGCGTTCACGCTGAAAACGAAGTGGCAGGATGATGTGTACCACCTCATGTACACTTCCTGCTCATCCTTCACACAGTACATCAACGGGCTGGCAAAAATATCGTTAAAATGTGACGAACCGAACCCGAAAAACCGCTCTTAGTTTGCATTTACAAAATAAATTTGTATGTTTGTAGCAAAAGATTGGACATGGAAATTCAATACAAGGATAACATCATTCTTTCCACCCTGGTGAACGAAGGCTCCAAGAGGAAGTTCACTCTGATGAACGAGGACTACATCACTTTGAAGTTCTCGCTCTCCGACCCTATCTTCTTCCCCATCGGTTCCAAGACCACTGACGGGCTGTTCGAGGTCACGGGAAAGCAAGACCCGAAGTACAACGAATCCACGGGCGGATGGGATTATGAGTTGAAGATGGAGGCCTATTACCTCAAATGGAAGAACAAGATATTCAAGTTCACCCCTGACTACGGAGGGCAGGAGAGCGCGTGGTCGCTGACCTCCACCCTTAGCACGTTCCTTTCACTTTTCTTGAAGAACCTCACCGCTTTGGGATATACCTTCAACGGAAAGCCCTTCGAGTTCGTGATAGACGATTCCGTGGAGGATTCATCGCAAGTGCTGTCCTTTGACAACACGAACCTCATTGACGGGCTTACGGCTATGGCCGAGGCATGGGGCTGCGAGTGGTGGATAACGGACAATATCATCCATTTTGGCAGATGCGAGTTCGGCACTGCGGTAGACTTCGAGGTGGGGAAGAACGTGGAGAGCATGACCTCCACGGATTCCAAGACCGACTATGCCACGCGTATCTATGCGTTCGGCTCCACGAAGAACATACCCTTGAACTACCGCCAGGCCGATGAGAGCATGGTGGTGAGCGGTGTGGTGACCACCCGTCTGATGCTCCCCGAAGGGACACCCTATGTGGATGCCTACGAGGGTATGACGCAGGAAGAGGCGGTGGAGGCGATCGTCATTTTTGAGGATGTGTACCCGCGGACGGAAACGGAGGTTACGCAGATAGAGACCTATACGGACAACGTGGAGGAAGAGGATGGGACCATCACGGAAGAGACCTTTTACAGAGTGCATACCGATGGTTTGTGGTTCTCCGAGGACTACCGCATTGACGGGACGGACTTGAATATCAAGTTCACCTCGGGAAAACTCAACGGCATGACCTTCACGGCCATGTTCAACCCCGAGGGCCTGCCGGAAGAGATTAACGGGGCTCCCAACGCAGCCGCACAGTTCTTCGAGCTGGTGGTGAACGAGACCTACGGGAGGAAGTTGCCCGACGACACCCTCCATCCCGAGGTGGGCGACACATTCGTCTTGGATGGATGGAACACGGATTATATCTCCAACCTCGGCCTTATGGACAAGGCGGAGAAGGAATTGCTGCAAAGGGCCCAGGAGTATGTCGAGCAGACCAAGACAGACCCCAAGACCTATTCTTGCAAGATGATGTCGGACTTCATGTACGGCCTGGACGAGGAAGGCAATCCCAACCCCGACTACGGAAGGTCGTTCGAGGCGGGACAGAGGGTGAACCTCGTTTCCAAGGCCTTCTTCAAGGAGGGTCAGAGGGAATCGCGCGTGATAGGCTTTGAATATGACCTCGACAAGCCGTATGATTCCCCCACCCTTACCATCGGTGAGACAGCGACCTATTCCCGCCTCGGTGACCTGCAGGAGCAGATAGAGGAAGTGACATTGAACGGACAGACCTATTCGGGTGTGGCCGGCAGCGGTGTGTACATCATCGGAACTAATGACACCACGTCACCCTCCAATCAGAATGTATACTCGGCCCTGCGCTCCAAGCAGGATTTCCTCTCCAAGAAGGAGGACGACACGGCCAACGGCAAGATAACCTTCAACAAGGGCTTGCAGAGCAAGGGTGAGACCATCCTCGGTGACAAGTTCGTGGACGGTATGCTGGGCGGCACGGGAGCGAAGTTCGACAATAAGGGCAATGCCATCATGCAGAGCCTGACTTGTTATGGGTTCATCCAAACCCCCGAACTGCGGTCCAATAGGGTGGACGTCATATCGGGCGAGACATGGAACGCGCCGGGCTTCGGCACGATAAAGAGCATGGACACACAAAGACAGATAGCGACCCTGCTGCTTGAAGAGGGCGAGTATGCCAGTGTCAAGCAGAACGACATCTGCCGCGGTATATTCTGCAACTTCGGGGAGGGCACGCAGAGCGAAGAGAAGGACGATTGCGGGTTCTACACTATGGTGGGATTCTCCACGGCCTACTTCACCCCCACGGAGATTCTTACAAACGAGGCGGGTTCATGCTCATTCAAGTACGCTCTTAAGGCGGGAACGACAGTGCATCCCAGTGTGGCGATGAAGTTTGCCGTTTACGGTTCCTTCACCGACAAGGACAGACAAGCGAGTGCCTACGAGACCCGCACGAGGGGAAGATATTACCGCAACGTCAACACTTGGGAGATAGACAATGACAAGCACCTCTTCATGGCTACCCTGGACTTGTCAGACATCACGGTCGGTACCTTGCAACTCGAGGGTTACGGGGTGTACTGTGACAATATGTATATCAAGGGCAGGATTCTCGAAATCAGACCCGAGGATTTGGCGGTGCTCAAAGGCGAGGATGCCTATTCGGTGAGCCTCACGGGTGAAGAGGGCCTTGTCCTCGTGAACGACTACGGGGAGATAGTGGGCGGCACGGAGGCCTTGCAGAACGTCACCACGCAGGCTTACAACGTCACCAGCGGGGCCTACAACGTGGTGGCCCTCGGATACCGGCTGACCACAAGGATACAAGCCTTCCGAGGCTCCGAGGAATTGGAATACTCCGCGGAGTACGGGGAGGACAAGTTCATGGTGGCCCTCACGTGCATCGGCTGCTCGGCTATGGTGGTGAACGGTGTAATGACGATATTGAGTGTGTCCGATGTGGATGAGTGCTACGTCATTATGACTGTCAACTGCGAGGGAAAATCCGTGTTCGAGAAGAGATACAACGTCACTGCCGTAAGAAACGGCTCATCGCCTCTGACTGCCGACATTGACAACGAGATGGCTGCTGTGGCCTGCGATTCGGACGGAAACGTGCTGTTCGGCCTGCCCCTTACCACGAATGTGAGCGTATGGCACGGAACGACCCAACTTGACATTGATTCGATAATCTTGTCCGCCCCCGAGGGAGTGACGGCCCAGGGGAACCGCAAGCCCGATTTGAATAGCAAATACGGAACGGTCACTGTAACGGACATCACCAAGGAGGCCGAAAACGTCCTACCCATCAACATCACCGTCAAGGCCTCGTATGCCGGTGCGCAGTACGAGAATAGGCTGGTGTTCACGTGCAACAAGCAGGTGTGCGGAGAGAACGCTTTGATTTATCAGTTGGCCCCATCTGTGAGCAGTGTGAAGATAGACGAAGAGGGTAACTACTCCGATGCGGTGCTCCAGGTGAAGGTAACGCGGTCGGACGGTAAGACCATCACCACTCCCGACACATTGCCCGACGGGTTGAAGATAACCTCCCAACTCCCCGGCGATACGGAGAAGGAGTATGCTTATAACTCCATCCTCGCCTTAAGCAAGAACCAAATCACGGGTAACGTGAAGTTCTTCCTCTATGCCGGGGATGTGCTTATCGACCAGGAGACCATTCCCATCCTGGAGGATGGCAAGAGCGTGATCATCGCGGACATGGATAACGAAATGGATGCGGTGGCTTGTGACGAGGATGGCAACGTCCTTGACGGATTCCTTCCCGTTTCGACCACTTACAAGATGTACGCAGGGTCCCAGCAACTCGCCCTCACCTCGTTGAAGGTGGACGGGATTTCGGGTGTGACGGCAACGGCAGATGCCGAGACGGGCGAGGTCAGCGTGACGGGTATTACCAAGAGTGCGGACGCGACCCTTAGAATCCCCATCACGGGCACGGCCTATTTCGGAGGGATGATTTATTCACGCACGTTGTATTTCACGGTGAACAAGCAGATATGTGGTGAAAATGCCGTTATCTATCAGTTGCTCCCTTCGGTGAGTGCCGTCAAGATAGACAAGTCGGGGACGTATATCCCCAAGACGTTGAAATGCACGTTGAGATACACCAACGGCAAGACAGCCAGCGACACCTCGACCCTGCCAAGCGGTTACTCGATGAAGGTGTCCTACGGGAGCAATGCCGCCTTGAATTATACGATAGGCAGTGCGTTGGACATCACGAATGTTTCCGACAGCGTGACGTTCTATCTCTACTC